AGCACGGCCTGGCGGCCTGCGTAGTCCAGATCCTTGGCCGAGTTGACGCGGCCCACCGACCACAGCATGGCGCGGTATTCCTCGTCCGTCATGCAAAGGTCCTTCTTGGCCAGGTGGATCTTGGCCAGCTCGGCGTTGCGGTGGTCTCGGGCCAGCTTGCTCATCGCGGCAGCGCCTTCAGTGCATCGTTGCCTACGCCGTGGGCCAGCTTGGTGGCGCGGCCTGCCACAAAGCCCGCGACCCTGCTGTCGTCACGCACGTTGCGCCCGACTGCACGGCTCTTGACGGTCTCCCTGCCCACGCCGCCCGGGAAGCGCGATGCCTTGTAGGCATCCAGCAGCCGCTGGTGCCGATCACCGGCGAACGCCTGCAGGTGCTGCCGCACACCGTGCACCCACCCGACCGCGAACGCATCGCCCCGGGCCGTGAGCGTGATGAGCTTGCAGCTCTTGGGCTGCTGGCGGATGTGGTCCAGCCGCTGCCGCGCACACTGGCGGTCCAAGACCTGCCAGGCATAGCCGGCGATCTCGGGGTGGCTGCCCACGCCGATGAACAACACCGCCATTTGTCGGCGGGGCTTGTGGCCGATCCACTTGCGGGTGGCCGTCCAGAGCACGTCGCAGCCAAAGGCCTGCGCCACCACGTTGGCCAGGAACACCTCCCAGTCAGGGGCGTTCAAAGCCGCAGCGCACGTCGTTTCACTGACGTCAGACAGCTCGACATCGGTGTCGCTCAGACCATGCTCAGCCATCAGCTTCTGCGCCTGGCGCATCGCGGCAGCGGCCTCGTGCGGGTTGGCGCTACGGCCAAGCGCCATGCACTTCTTGATCTTGGCAAGGGCCTGGTCGCGGTTCATGGCTTCAACGCCCCCAGCTTGCTGCGCAGCTCGTACCCCATCAGCGGCCAGATCTTGTTGATGGCGTTGGCTCGGGCCACCTGGCGGCCGATGTCGGCGTTGAAGTTCTCGGGCGATGCGCACGCGCTCTCACCCGTGACGGTGAAGCCGTTGCGCAGAACCAAGACGCAGATGGTCAGCATGCCCAGTGCCTGGGGCGACTCATGGGCTGCAATGCCCACTTGGCCGCCCACAACTTGGGCGTGGGAACCGGCAACACCGTCAGCAGCCGTGAAGCAGTGCTCGCTGGCGATGTTGGCCTCAACGTCCGCCACCGTGACGCGCGGCGCCACGTCGGCGCCCTTGGCCTGGATCTGCTGCTCCAACGCATCAGCGGCGGCGGGCGCGGGCGGTGGCTGCTGATCGTCGGCCGTGAGCGTGCTGGCCCAGTGTGCGGCGGGGCTCTGCGCTGTCGCCGCCAACTTGCCGGCCGCCCAGAACCACGCGCGCAGCGCCCGGTGCAGCGTGTACGTGCGGCCTTCATAGGCTTCGTACACCTCGTTCAGCGTCGGGCGGTCGCGCAGCACGGCAATCTGCGCGTCAACGGCGGCCATGATGTCGTCGCCCCAGTCGGATTCGGGCGGCAGTGAGGGCTTGATGGCCTGCAGCGCGGCCAGCTCGGCGGCGATCTGTTCGGCGGTCTTGTGTGGGCTGCTGCTCATTGCGTCAACTCCTCATAGCGGTTCAGAAAGGCCACCTTGGCCATCAGGGGGCTCCATGCCACCAGGCGCTTGCCCAGGGGCTGCACGTCGCCGCGGCTTTGCCAGGCGAAGGGGCCCTCGTGCGCGGGCATCAGGTCGCGCATCTCGGTGGCCAGCAGCACCAGGTCTGCGTGCTTGACGCTGTCGGGCAGGGTCAGCGGCAGGTCAAAGCGGTGGGCCACCGCCTCTTCCACCTGGCGCTCGATGCGCGCGTAGTCCGGCAGCAGCCGCTTCAGGGGCGCGGGCATGTCGCCCACGAAGGCCTCGGCCGCGTCGTGCATCAGGCCGGCCAGCGCGTCCTGCGCAGGCACGATCCAGGACACCTCCACGCTGTGCTTCGCCACGGTGTAGAGCTGCTGGGTGTGGCCGCAGAAGCGGCACAGGTGCGACAGCGCATGCGCGATCTCGTCGATCTCGATCACGTTGTGCAAAGGCGCATCGAAGCGGAAAAGACGGCCTGCAGAACTGAGGATGTCGGGTGTCATGCCTCGTCCTCCTCACCAGGTTGTGCGATGCGGTGGGTGCGGTGGTCTGTGCCGGGGCGCAGCAGGCCGGCCCACGGCAGGGCGGGCGCCTGCTCGGTGCGCACCCAGCGCTTGGGCAGGGTCTCCAGGTAGTCCACCAGTTGGCGGGTCTGCTGCCCCTGCAGCCGGTAGCTGCGGCCGTTGCTGTGCAGCGTGAACTGCGGCTGCAGCGGGCTGTCAATCAGGGCCTGCAGAGCACCCTCGGGCAGGGATGCCACCAGCGTGGACAAGACGCCCACGTCGTGGGCGGACACCCGCACCGCCTTGGCCGCCAGGCCCTCGATGGACAGCGAGCCGTCGCTCCAGATGCCCAGGTTCAGGATGGGCGCACGGCTGAGCACCGCGGCGCGGTTCTGGTCTGCGCCTTCGGGGCTGGCCAGCTTCACGGCCCGGGGCGCGCCGCGCGTGGGCTTGGCGCCGACGATCCGGCTGCGCCACTGGGCCCAGGTGTCGGCCTGCCGCTGGCTCATGCCGTGCACCTTGAGCCGATCGTCACCGCGCTGCTCGGTGGTGGTGGTGATCCAGCCGTCGCGGCGCAGCACGCTCATCAGCGCCAGGGCCACGGGCCTCTGGGCCTTGGTGCATTCCTGCACCTCGGCAATCTCAAAGCGCTCCTCGGCCGCCGCGGCCATCATGTCCAGCACCAGCACTTTTTGCGAACCTTCGGCCGCGGTGAAGTTGACCCGGATGCCATCGGGCGTGGTGTTCATGGAGCGGTCCATCACGCGGCCTCCGTGGTGGCGGTAGGGGCTTCAAACGGCGTTACCACGAAGTCCTCCACACCACTGACGATGGTGATGCCGGCAATGCCGCGCACGGCGTCTTTGTCGTTGAGCATGGCTTCCTTGTTCGGCTCTTCCTTGGTGCGGACGAACTGGTGCAGGCCCATGCGCTTGAGCGTTTCCAGCACGGAGTCCACGCCGGTGATGCGCACGCTGGGCGGCCGCACGCGCCAGCTCACCTCGCCGGTGATGAGGTTGGCCGTCTTGCTGTCGCCCTTGCACAGCTCGCTGCGGTGGGCCTCGCACCAGGTCTGGATGCCGCCGTGCAGAACGTTGATCGCCTCCTGCAGCGCCTTGAGCTTGGGCTCGTAGCTCTGGGTGATGCGCGCGATCTCGTCGTTCAGGTGCGTGGCCAGGCGGGCCTGTTCGCGCTGCAGATCGCCCAGCTTCTTGACGTCTGCCGCACAGTCGGTGCGGGTCTGCGGGGCGTAGGCCGCCGCCTTGCTCTTGATGCGGGCCATGTGGCCTCCTCTCGTGGTGGTGGTGGGGGGTGGTGGTGGGGGGCGGGTGGTCAGGTCGGCAGGTGCATCTGCCCGTGCAGATCTGGCAGCGCGATGGCCTTCATCCGTGCCACCTGGGAAAGCGATGCCATTGCCCGGTTGACCAAGAACTTGCAGGTCTCGTTGAGTTCCTCGGGCGTGGCGGCCAGGTAGTAGCCGGTCTCTGGCGTGCCGCACAGGTGGTGGCCTGCCAGGCGCAGATCGGTGATCACGGCGCGCAGCGCGCGCTCGTCAGCGGCCACGGTCAGGGCGCCGCACAGGCGCCGCGCCAGGTCACGGGCGTGGATGCCGTTGTCGCGGCCCACGTGGCCGCGCAAGGCCACCAACACGGCATCGGGCGTGATGGGCCCGCCGCGGCGTGCGATGGGCAGGGCGCCGTGGGTGGCGGCGCTGGCGGGGGTGGAGGGGGTGGAGGGGGCCGTGCTCATGGCCACACCAGCCACGTTGCCAACAGCACCCAGCCGGCCACCCACGCCACCAGCAGCACAGCCACCAGCAAGGGGCTGACGGTGCGCCACACGCGCAGCGCATGCAGGCGCGGCCCGGCATCAATCACCCCAGGGGCGAAGGCGTGCCGGCGCGCTGCCCGTGAAAGCCCCGGCAGGGCCGAGGGGCGCCGCAGGCGCGGGAAGGACATGCGTTTGAACATCAGCGGCCTCCTTGGATGACGATGAGCCTGGCGTTTCCCTTGCTCATGGGCTTTACGGGCACCAGGTGCGGGTGGAAGAACGTGAGGTAGTCCAGCGCGGCATCCCAGACGGCGATGCGGCGCTGAACCCCGTAGAACCGCTCCAGGCGCCGCGCCCGGCGCTTGATCCAGCCCAGGGGCGGGCGGGCGGTGAACCTGGTGCGGTCTGTGGTGGGCACAGTGGTGGGGTCAGTGGCGTGTTCAGTGGCGTGGTGCATCACGCTTCCTCCTGCTCGGCCTTGGGGTTGTGGATGCAGCCGCGGCAGGCCTGCCACTGGCGCACCATGAGCGGGTTGCCCGCGTTGAGCGGGGTTTCGCGCTTGTCCTGGCACATGCGCAGCGTGAGCTGGCCCCAGAGCGGGCAGGCCACCTGCTGGCCCAGCACCTCGCCGCGGATGCGCTCGGCCAGGCGCTCCACGTTGCCCACGTACCGGCCGTTCAGGGCCTGGCTGATGGAGCCGGGCGTCACGCCCAGGCGCCGGGACACTGCAGCCTGGCTGGTGGTGGTGCACAGGCCGCGCAAAGCCTCCAGCGCGTCGGCCGGCAGGGGCTTGGCAGGGGGCTTACTGGACATCGCCCACCTCCTGAACCGATTGCTCCCAGGTGATGGCACCCAAGTTGCGGTCAAACACGCACTTGCGGCGGGTGACGGCGGGGGCGTGCGCGCCCGTGTCGCGCACCAGGCGGTAGCGCGCTGGCGTGCCCGGCTTGGCCGGGCGGATGACGGCGAAATACTTGGCGCGCGCCAACAGCAGCAGGTAGGTCTTGGCGGTGGAGGCCTTGACCTGGCAGCCGGGGATGGATGCGGCCGCGGCCACGTCCTGGTAGTCGAACTCTTTCAGCGCCCGCATCGCACGCCACATGGCCAGCACGCCCAGGCCGGCCGTGGCGCTCTTGCCCGTGCGCGGGGCCTCGATGGCATCACGCGCCACCACATAGCTGGCAGCCGTGAACTGTTGCCCGCCGCGCCGGCGGCCGGGCTTCACCGCTTGCTGCACCCAGCCCGCGGCCGTCAGCTCAGTCAGGTAGTGCTGCACCTGGTCAACGCTGACCCAGGGCTTGCCGGCGTGCTCCTGCAGCTGCTCGGCCGTGGCCGGCTGGTGGCGGCGCAGAGCCGTCCAGATGCGCTGGCGCTGGGTGGGCATGCCTGCGCATTCCATGTGCAGCGGCAGCCGGCCAGAGCGGCGCGCGCTGGGCGCTGAGGGTTCCACTTGCGGCCGCATCAGCCGGCCCTCCGGCCCGGCACGGCGCCCGTGTACAGCGTGGCGGCGCAGTCGGCCGGGGCCGCGCTCAGGCCCTGGGCGTCGCACCAGCGCTTGATGGACTGCAGGCTGGTGACCACCCGGCGCGTGATGCCGGCCGTCTCGGCCAGCACCCGCTTCTTCAGGTCAGCGTCAATGGCCAGGCCGGGGATGTACTGGCGCGCCAGCAGGTCAAAGTCCGCCGCGCTGCACTTGGTGGCGGGCTGGTGCTGCAACACGCGGTTGTCAAAGCGTTCATGCCGCTTGAGCTTGGTGGGCAGAGCCTCTTCGCCGATCAGCAGAATGGACGCGTTGGCCGCGTCATGGATGTCGCGCACCAGCTCCAGGATGCGGCTCTCCACGATGTGGTCCACCTCGTCAATCACCAGCGGCCGGCCCGTCACCGCCAGCAGCGACACGATGTCGTCCACCACGTGGGCGATGGGGCCCTTGGCCTGGATGCCGGCGCTCTTGCAGATCTGCTCCACAAAGCTCTTCTTGGTGTCGTAGCTGCGGCAGCTCAGATAGATGCCGTTGTGGCCGGCCGGGTGGCTGGCGTAGGCCGCGGCCACGGTTTTGCCGTAGCCGCTGGGCCCGTACAGGGTGCCGATGCCCGGCATGCCCGGCTCGCGCTGGGTAAGCTGGTCCATCAGGGTGTGAACCAGGGCCACGTTGGACGTCGGCGCGATTGCCGAGCCCGCTGTGGTTGCCATCTTTCCTGCTGTCATAATCACCTCGCTAATCACTGTTTGAACTTCAGGCCGCCAGCCCCCTAGCGGCCTTTTCTTTTCAGGCCACCAGCCCCCTGGCGCCTGTTCTTTGCCAGGGCTGGCTCAGCCTGCGCCGGCCAGCACCGTCTCGGCGTCGAGGCCGAACCTTTCAAAGTAGTCGCGCATGGACCGGTGCTCCGCCCCGGCGGGGTAGCCCTGGAACCAGGTGCCCTCAGCAGGCGTCAGCGCTTGCCCGCGCTGCACGCGTTGCTCCAGCCGCACCCAGCGCGCGTAGCGCAGCTGCGGCGTGTCATCCAGGCGCAGCACCTGGGCCGGCGCCACGGCGGGTGCGGGCACGGCGGCCAGGCGCGCGGCCACCACCTGCTGGCTGCTGGCCACCTGCGCGGCGGTGACCAGGTCAACCCCTGCGGCGTCAATGGATTCGATCGCCGTGCTGGTGTGCTCGCGCTGCGGCCGCAGGGCCACCACGTTGGGCGATGCCTCCACCGCCTGCTGCACACGGCGGTGGGTGATGGCCTGCACCGCGGCGCGGGTGTCGTATTCGCGCGTCTCGGCCTTGATCCGGCGCTTGGCCTCGCGCATCTTCCTGGCCTGCTCAGCCTTGCGCTCAGCGGCCACCTCGGCCGCGCTGATGCCCAGGCGGGCGTGGTCGATGGCCTCACACAGATAGATGCCGTCCAGGTCAAACACCCAGCAGCGGCCCAGGTTGGCGTCATCCACCTTCACCTGCACGGTGCTGCCCTCCAGGCCGCCCAGGGCGGCGTGGTTGTAGTCACCGCGGCCGATGCGCAAGCCTTTCTTCCCCACCACCCGGGTGCCGCCATCGGCTGCAGGTGCCAGCAGGATGTCCAGGGCGCGCTCGCTCACGGTGGCGGAGCTGAACCCGGCCGCAGCCTGCAGCGGCGTCATGCCGCCCAGCGCCTCTTCGGGCTGGGCCTCGCGGCGGGTGCAGTAGGCGTCCAGCGTGTCCTGCAACTGCTCAGGGCTCAGGCGCAGCTCTGTGCTGCCGTCCGCGTCAAACAGCCGCTCGGCAAAGCTGCGGCGCGCCTCGATGTCCTGGCGCTGCGCCACGTTGTGGCCGATGAAGCCGTCCAACAACTCAAAGTGCTCGCGCATCAGGGCGCCGATGCAGCGCTCCACATGGGGCTTTTGATGGGGTGAGAACGGCGTGCAAAGCGGGTGCTCGATGCCCAGGCCCACCAGCGCCTGGTCCAACTGGCGCGCGGTGTAGTCCTGGCCGTTGTCCGTCTTGATGGCCTCGGGCACGCCCCAGGCCGCAATGGCGCGGCGGATCAGGGCCATGATGGCGCCGCTTTTCGACGTGCGGGCCACCAAGAACATGCGGCGCCGCGTGTACACGTCAATCACCGCGATGACGGCGTGCCGCTTGCCATCGGCCAGCATCACGTCGCCCGGGGTGGAGTCCATCTCCCACAACTGGTTCGGCTTGGTGACGGCGGCGCTGGCGCTGCCGGCCGCGCTCATGTAGCGGCTGCGCCAGGCGTCCGGGTTGGTCAGCCCGGCCAGCAACTGGGCGTTGTGCGTCTTCCAGGCGGCCAGGCCGCGCCGGAAAGCGCGGTCACTCGGCAGGCCGGCGAACTGCGCCTGCAGCACCCGGTAAATGGCCTGGGCCGAGAGGTGCGGCTTGTCAATCAGCAGCGCCAGCACCGCGTGGCCCACCTCACCGGCCAGGGCCGAGAACTGGCCTTTGCGCCAGTGCTTGGGTGGGGTGATCTCCGCCAGCCCGCCGCGCTCCACCGCCACGTACCAGCCGCGCAGGGTTGAAAAGCTCAGGCGCGGGTAGGCCGTGCGCAGCGCCTCATCGGCCGGAACCTTGCCGGCAGCCCACAGGCTGCAGAAGGCGTGCAGGGCCGGCGTCACCGGCCCACCAAAGCCCGCCCAGAAGCGTTGGAAGGCCACCAGCACCCGGGCCACTTCGTCCTGACGGTCCTTCCTCCAGCCGGTCACCAGCGCGGCCTGGCGGGCTTCTTCAGCGCGGGCGCTGGCCTGCGGGGGCACGCTGGCCAGGCGGGCATCGTTGGCAGACACCTGCGCATCAGCGCCGCAGCGCTGCACAAAGGCCAGGCGCGTGTGTTCGGGCAGCGCGGCGACGGCAAACTCCACACCGCCGCCCCGGCCCGCCCGGCGGCGTGAGGGCACCGACAGGCGGGTGAGCACTTCACGGATGCGAAATGCGCTGGCCGGCAGGCCGGGCAGGCCGGCCAGGTCTGTGGCGGTGGCCCAGGCGCTCATGGCTGGGCCTCCGCAGGGCGGCCACCGGATACGATCGCGCCCATGCTCACTGACGACGAACTGGCGCAACTGCTGGATCTGCTTGCGAAGCACCAGAGCGCCGCCCTGGAGCTTTCGCACGCGCATCTGGCGGGGCAGATCGTGGCCCTGCAGACAGCGTTGCACGAGACGGTGCGATTCATTGATCGATTCCCGGGTCCGCTGGGGCCTTTGCGTCCGCAACTGGCCGCACTGTTGATGAATGAGGCTGGCCAGTGGCCGGAAGAGCCCGAAGTGGCTGCAGCGCTTCGGCAACTTGCCGAGCTGCTTCAGATACCGCGGCGGCCAACTCCAGGCGATGGCGCGTGAGCACCTCGCGCTGCAAAGCGCGGCGTTGTGCGGCGGGGTCCAACTGGGTGGTGAGGCTGCTCATGGTTGGACCTTTCCCGCGCGGCGTTCCAAGTTCCCCCTGTCGTGGAGATGAACCAGGGCCGCTTCTTCGTGGCTAGGGACTGCCGCCCACTGCCGCCTGTGCTTGCTTGACACCTCCCGAAGGCCGAGGGCGACGCAAACGCGATACCCTTCACCGCGCAGGCCCTTCAACCGCCCTTGCAGCGCGAGGGAAACGGTGTTGTAGTCAAGGTCTCGTTTGCGAGCCCAGTCGGCCAACGTTTGGCCGGTGTCTGTGATGCGTTTTTTGGCTTGAGCTAGCTGCTCGGTGGAGAATGCTTGTGTCTCAAAACGCGACACCGCCTCGGTGCCCGGCGACACCAGGTCGATCTGGCCGGACAAGCGGAGCTTGAAATGGGGCTTCCTCGCAGCGCACGCTGGTGCCTGGTCGGGCGGCGGGCTGGGATCAAGCGCCTCCGCACGGCGGGCGGCTAGTTCATCAAGAAGCGTCTTCAGCTTGGGTTCGTCGCCCCTCGCCGCCGCTGCACGTCTAATCGCGTACTGCTCGGCGGGCTTGAGCAAACGGAAGTCGGCAATCAGCGCCTTTTCAAGTGGCGTCGTCTCGCCCACGTCGAGCTTCATGCCGGTGAACAGCCACGTCGAATCGACGTTGCACCGCTTGATCACCTTCTGTAGCAGATCTAGGGGGGGGCGGCGTGTCTTCCCCCTCAGAACGCCCTTCAGGCGGTCCAGATCGATGCCGACGTGCGCAGCGAACTTGGCCTGGGACATCCCGCTATCCGCGATGACCGCCCGCAAGCGCTGCGGCACCCCCGCGTCATCGTCGCTGTCTTGTTGGAAACTCTGCGGCTTCATCACGGCACCACCCTCAGTGAACGATGAGGCTTCGGAGGGGGTGCGCCGTAGGCTTGCGGAGCAATGACCTTGCCAACCTTCAAGCCCAGGCCAATGGCAATCCGATGGGCCTCTCCGCGCTTGCCCTTGAGCCGGCCCGCGAGCACGGCCTTGGTGACCTCATAGGACACGTTGTGGGCCCTCGCCCACTCGGCCAAGGACAGCCCCGCCTCCTGCAGCTCTGCTCGGACTGCATCTGGTGTTTTGATATCTGGTGCTTTGATTCTTGGCCTTGGCATAGGTAGCATCAGGGACACACGGTGACGATGTGGGATTGTTTTCGCCAAATAGCGAATGCGTCAAATAGCGAAAATACCCGACTAACTTGAGGGGGTTACATGCCGCGCAAGGCCAGAGTTGAAAGCGATACGGATAAGGAGCTGAGCCGCCTCATCGGTGGCCGGCTGAAAGCCGTGCGGGAGGAGATTGGTGTCAATGCCATCGACATGGCCAAGCAGCTAGGCGTGAGCCTGGCCCAGCAGTACCGGCTAGAGACAGGGAAGCGCCTGCTGGATGCCGTCTACCTGCACAAGCTGGGTGTCGGCTTTGACGTCAACCTAGACTTGCTGCTGCGAGGTGGGCAAGGCGCGCCCGCCGAGGTGGCCGCCACGCGTGAACCTGTGATGTCCGCAGTGCAGAAAATGAAAGGATCCGGCTCTTACCAAATCGCCAACACCGGAGGCGACATAAAACACAGGAGGATTTCACGGTGATCAGTACAAGCAAACAGCAGAACCACGGTTCGGGCATCCAAGTAGCAAACGTCATTGGCGACGTGATCCTGATGCAGGGGCCGGACCGGTGGACCGTTGGGCTCATTGCGTTCGTCGCAGCGATCGCGTGCGCCGGCCTCTTCCTTCCAGTTCAGGAGCCCGGCAAGCAGCCATGTTCATCCTTCAACGCGCCGCCAGAGCGTGTCTTTCAGCTAGGCCCCAGCTGTAGGGTCGACGCGCCTTGATGGGAGGTGGCACGGTGACAACAGATCTGATTACGTGCGCTGCATGCGACCGTTCGCTGTCCAAGCTGGCAGACGCTTGCCCAAGCTGCGGACATCCGAATTCATGGCGCCATCCGTTGGTCGAGAGCTTCGTCAGGGCATCCCCGACAATGCAGGTTGCGGTACCGTTCACCTACACGTACACCAAGACGACGATTTCAGGAACAACCGCAGCCACGGCGCCGCTGTCGGCCAAGTTCATGGCTGCCTGCCTGATCGTTGGCCCGAGCTTGGCTGCCTTGATGGGGTCGCCTTGGTGGTACGGGGCGATTGGTGGCCTCGCAGCGGCTGTGCTTTTGACCACTTCGGCACGCGCGGATACCTTCTATGCGGACGTCGAGAATGGGGTGTGGCAATCCACCGATGACTACCTGTTCATTCCAGTTCGGGCGGCGCTACAGATGGAAGCCGAGGCTGCGCCTGCTGAACCCGCGTAGCCAGCGCATGCCGTGACACACGTCACGATGCGATAGCTCTCCCCATCCGGGCATCCTGCCCGGATGCAATCGACCCCGCTCCCCAACCTCCGCGCAGCCCCTGCGCCTGCGGACTATCCCGGCCTGGAGTTGCAGGCCGTCGAGGCTGCCCATGCGGCCGTGAGGGCTTCGCTGCCGCGCACGCTGGCCGAGCGCAGCGCCATGCGGCCGATAGACCTGATCGTCATCCACTGCAGCGCCACGCGCAGCGGTGTCCGGCTGGCCCCTGAGGCGGAAACCGCCATCGACGGCTGGCACAAGGCGCGCGGGTTTGCGCGCCTGCCACGCGCGGCCGCCCGGCTGAACCCGAACCTGGCGCACATCGGCTACCACTACGTCATTGACCTGGACGGCCGCATTGCCACCGGCCGTGGCCTGCCCGAGCCCGGCGCGCACGTGGCGGGCTTCAACGCCCGTTCGGTGGGCATTTGCATGGTGGGCGGCGCAGAGCCCGTGGCGCGCTACACCCTGGCGCAGTGGCGTGCGCTGCGGACGCTGGTGGCCCGCCTGAAGGGCGAGCTGGATGCCCTGGCGCGCAGCCAGGTGCGCGTGTGCGGCCACCGTGACCTGTCACCTGACACCAACGGCGACGGCCAGGTCACCCGCCAGGAGTGGCTGAAAACCTGCCCAGGCTTCGACGTGGCCGCTTGGCTGCAGGCCGGCATGCAGCCGCTGGCGGTGAACGTGCTGGAAGGCGGTGCGGCATGAGGGGCGCCTTGGCTTCCGTGCTGGCCGCAGCGCTGGCCACGGCCGCGTGTGCATGGACGCCGACCCCAGGCGTGACGGGCGGAACCGTGGCGCCCACGGCGCAAGCTCGCAGCCGCGGCCTGAGCAACCGGCACGTGCAACGCATGGCGCGCAAGCGCCGAAACCAGGCACGCCACCGGCGCGCCCTCAAGAAAGCTCGCTGACATGGCCCCGCTCATTCCCATTGCGTTGCAGTTGGCCAGCATGGCGCCCACGGTGATGCGCTACTTTGGCGCCGGGGAGCCGGCCGCCTCGGTGGTAGACCGCGTGGTGCAGGTGGCCCAGCAGGTAACCGGCGCCGCCACCCCGGCGCAGGCGGTGCAGCAGTTGCAGGCTGACCCTGCCCTGGTGCTGCAGTACCAGCAGCGGCTGATCGAGATTGACGGCGAGCTGGAGCGCGCCTACCTGAATGACCGCGCCGACGCCCGCCGCCGCGACGTGGCCCTGGCCCAGGCAGGCATGCGCAACAGGCGGGCCGACTTGATGGTGGTGATGGACGTGGTGGGCCTGGTGGCCTGCCTGGGGGTGCTGGCGCTGTACCGCGACAAGATGCCCGCCGAGGTGGTGACGCTGCTGTCCACCATCGCCGGCATCTTCGGCTTGTGCCTGCGCGATGCCCACCAGTTCGAGTTCGGCAGCAGCCGCGGCAGCAAGGAGAAAGACCAGCTGCTGGCCCAGATCAACCCTGCCGGCATCAAGGAGTGAGCGCCCGTGACCTTTGAACTGTCTCTTTTCCATGTGCTCACGGTGGCGTTCACGCTGGTAGCCGCGTTCTGGGCCTTGGCCAAGGTGCTGCTGGCCGGCGCCGTCAACTCCATCCGCGAGCAGTTCACCGAGGTGAAGGCCCACCTGGGCCGGCAGGACGAAACCAGCCGCCGCCTGGAGCGCGAGCTGATGGACCTGAAGGCCGAGCTGCCGCGTGACTATGTGCGGCGTGAGGACTACACCCAGGCCATCGCCACCATCATGACCAAGCTGGACGCGATGGCCATCCGGTTTGAAAACGTGGTGCTGCGCGCCAGCCAGAACAACAACACCCGTGGGGATACGTGATGGACATCAACTTGCAGATGGCCAAGGCCCGGCGCGAGACCATCCGCTGGCTGCTGCTGGTGGCCCTGAACGTGGCCCGCCCGGTGGGCATGAGCCTGGCGGCCATCCGCTCGGTGGTGTCGGCCACCTACGCGGACGCGACGGACCTCGAACTCAAGCGCGAGCTGGACTACCTGGCCGACCGAGATCTGGTCACCATCCAGCGAGACCCGCTGGGCGCCTGGCACGCCGAGCTGACGCGCGCCGGGGTGGACGTGGCGGAATACACCGTGCCGGTGGAGCCGGGCATCCTGCGGCCGCAGGTGGGGTGAGCGCATGCCCCGCCGCAGCAAGATTGCCGGGCTGCCGCCCGAGCTGAAAGAGTGGCTGGACGCCGAGCTGGTGCGCCGCGGCTTTGCTGACTATGTGCAGTTGGCCGAAGACCTGAAGGCCCAGGGCGCCGAGGTGAGCAAGAGCGCGGTGCACCGGTACGGCACCCAGTTCGAGGCGAGGTTGGCGCAACTGAAGGTCAGCACCGAGCAGGCCCGCGCCGTGGTGCAGGCCAGCCCGGACGACGAAGGCGCCATGAACGAGGCGCTGATCCGGCTGACGCAGGACAAGCTGTTCGGCCTGCTGGTGGAGCTGGACGTGGACCCGGAGTCCGTGAACATCACCAAGGTGACCAAGAGCATTGCCGACCTGGCGCGGGCCAGTGTGACGCAGAAGCGCTGGCAGATGGACGTGCGCGCCAAGGTCGCCGCGCAGCTGGCCCAGGTGGAGGCCCAGGCCAAGGCCATGAAGGGCGAAACCCGCGACGTGGCCCTGGAGATGCTGGCCAAGGTGCGGGCCGTTTACGAGGGCGCGCTCTGATGGCGCTGCACCGGCCTGACCAGGAGATCACGTCTGGCGTGGCGCTGGCGTGGCATCCGCGCTGGTGGGTGCTGCTGCCGCAGGTGGACCGCCGGCCGCCGGATGGCTGGCGCGGGGGCTGGGCGGTGACCTGGTGGTTCGTCCACGTCTTCCGGTGGTGGAGGTACGCGTGAGCGGCCTTCTGTACCCCTACCAGCAGCGTTGGTTCAAGGATCGAAGCCGCTTCAAACTGGGCCGCTTTGCCCGCCAGACCGGCAAGACCTTCACCACCACGCTTGAGATCGTGGACGACGTCCACGAGGCCGAGATCAAGAAGGCCCGGGCGCCGTGGGTGATCCTCTCCCGGGGCGAGCGCCAGGCGCAGGAGGCGATGGAAGAGGGCGTGATGCGCCACAACGCGGCCTATGGCGCCGCGCTGAAGGTGCTGCGGGAAGACGCGGACTTCTACGACGAGGAGTCTGGCATCCGCCGCCGCGCGCTGCAGTTGATCTACCCCAGCGGCAACAAGATCACCGCGCTGCCGGCCAACCCGGACACCGCCCGCGGCTTCAGCGCCAATGTGTTTCTGGACGAGTTTGCCTTCCACAAGGACAGCCGCAAGATCTGGACGGCGCTGTTCCCGGTGATCAGCGCCGGCTGGCGGATCCGGGTGACCTCCACCCCGAACGGCAAGGGCAACAAGTTCTATGACCTGGCCACGGCCGGACCCGAGGCCGGCTGGAGCCAGCACACGGTGGACATCTACCAGGCCGTCAAGGAAGGCCTGCCCCGCGACCCGCAGCAACTGCGCGCCGCACTCATGGACGAGGACGCCTGGGCCCAGGAGTTCGAGCTGCAGTGGCTGGACGAAGCCACCAGCTGGCTGAGCTATGACCTCATCAACAGTGTCGAGCACGATCACGCCGGCATCGCCGACCACTACATGGGCGGGCCCTGCTACGTGGGCGTGGACATCGCCACCCGCAGCGACAACTTCGTGATCTGGGTGGACGAGCTGGTGGGCGACGTGTTGTGGACGCGCGAGGTGATCGTGCGCAAGCGGATCTCGTTTGCCGAGATGGACGCCCTGCAGGACGACGTGGAGCAGCGCTACAAGGTTGCGCGCTACTGCATGGACCAGACCGGCATGGGCGAAAAGCCGGTGGAAGACGCCAAGCGCCGCTACGGCCACACCCGCGTGGAGGGTGTGCTGTTCACCGCTGCCAACAAGCAGACGCTGGCCACGCTGATCAAAGAGTCTTTCGAGGACCGCAAGAGCCGGATCCCGATGGGTGACGAGAAGCTGCGCGGCGATCTGCACCGGGTGCGCAAGATCACCAGCCCGACCGGCGCGCCGCGGTTCGATGCCGACGCCGACGCCAACGGCCACGCCGACCGGTTCTGGGCCAAGGCGCTGGCCTGCCTGGCAGCGCATGGCGTCCAGGGCCCCGTCCACGTTTCCAGCCGCCCGTCGCCCGGCCGCGAGGCCGTGGTCAGCCAGTTGCAGGGGTACCTCGGATGACCCCGCTTCAAAAGTTAGTGAGCACTTTTCAAAAACAGGGCCTAGGAGGCGCCGGAAGTCTTTGCGGCTACCTGGGTATTGCCCAAGCCCCGATCGCAAAAGCTAAACGGGGTCTAAACGGCTTGCCGGGCCGCTGCCGGCTGTCAGAACCCCCCCCGGAACGGCCATGACCCCCGATCAGACCCTCAACGCCCAAACGTTCGTTGCATCCGCGCAACAGGTGGATGCCGCCGTCCTCACCGGCCCGGCCATCGCCAGCCGCCTGCGCGCGGGTGACCTGACAAGCATCTTCGGGCTGCTGCCCAACCCTGACCCGGTGCTCAAGGCGATGGGGGCGGACATGCGCGTGTACCGCTCACTGCTGGCGGACCCGCGGGTGAAGTCGGCGCGCAAGCGGCGCTGGTCTGCAGTGCTGTCTATGGAGCACGGCCTGGACCGGGAGGCGTCCACCGCCACCCCGGCCCGTGTGCGCAAGGCCTGTGAGGCGCTGCTGGCGCGCCTGGATCTGCAGCGCATCGTGCGGCAACTGACCGACGGCGCGATGTACGGCTTCCGCGTGGCGGAGATCATGTGGGCCCCGATGGACGGCCTGATCCAGCCGGCTGACCTGGTGGCCAAGCCCGGCGAGTGGTTCGGCTTCGATCCCGAGACGGCCGCGCTGAAGTTCCGCCCGCGCGGAAGCCTGCAGGGTGAGCTGGTGCCGGCGCGCAAGTTCATCGTGGTGGGCAGCATGCGCAGCTGGGAGAACCCCTACGGCGAGCCTGACCTGGCCAGCGTGTTCTGGCCGGTGACGTTCAAGCGCGGCGGGCTGAAGTTCTGGGTGCAGTTCGTGGAGAAGTACGGCATGCCCTGGGCCGTGGGCAAGCTGCCGCGCACCTCTACCCAGGAGGAGCACGACGCACTGGCTGACAAGCTCTCTGCAATGGTGCGCGACGCCATTGCCACCGTGCCCGATGACGCCAGCGTGGAGCTGCTGTCCATCAGCGGCAGCGCCAACAGCGACATGCACGAGCGCATGCTGAACTGGTGCAACGCCGAGATCTCGGTGGCGCTGCTGGGCAACAACCAAAGTGTGGAGGCCAACAGCAACCGGGCCAGCGCCACGGCCGCGCAGTCCGTAGAGGCGGCGCTGCGCGATGACGATGCGGCAATGGTGGCCGCCGGCATCAACGAGCTGCTGGCCCACTTTGTGGCCGTGAACTGGCCAGGCGCCACGCCGCCCGTGTTCGCCTTCTGGCAGACGGAGGAGATTGACGAGACGCTGGCCAAGCGCGACGAGACGCTGCGCAAGGCCGGGGCCACCTTCACTACGCAGTACTTCCTGCGCGCGTATAAGCTGCAGCCCGGCGACCTGGCCGACGCCGCCCCGCCTGGTGGTGTGCCGGGTGCGCCTGGTGCTGCACCTGGTGCACCAGGTGCGGCGGCCGGGGCTGACGCCACCCTGGCCAGCTTTGCCGAGGGCGCTGCAGCCGATGTGCCGGCTGACCAGGCCGCCATCGACGCCGCCATTGCGCGGCTGCCGGCCGACGAGATCCAGGCCGCGATGGCCAAGCTGCTGGCGCCCGCGCTGGCCGCCATCCAGGACGCCGCCACGCCAGAGCAGGTGCAGCAGGCCCTGGCCGAGGCCTGGCCCGACATGGATGCAAGCGCCCTTGAAACGCTCATGGAACAGGCTTACTTCGTGGCCGACGTGGTGGGGCGGGACAGCGCGGTGGGGAGTGAGCAGTGACCGATCCCGCGCGCCTTGCAGCGGGCCGCGAACTGCTGGCCCAGGTCCAGGCCAACGCAGCGCGCCTGCGCGACTGCCCCCGACACACCTTCGAGAGGCTGCCAGGCAGCCAGCCGCTGCGCCACCGCTACCGCTGCACCAACTGTGAGGGTGAGGTCGACGGCCACGCGCACTTCTGGTACGAGATCGGACGCGAGCACGGCAAGAAGGAAGCAGCGTGAGCATCCCCACCCCCGCCGTCACCACCGCCATCGGGCTGCCGCCTGAACAGGCCATTGCGCATCTGCAGGCCAAGGGTGCGCAGGTCACGGGGTCCTGGCGTGAGTGGCTGGACGGCCAGCACGCGCGGGCCTTCACCGTGGCCAACGTGGCCAAGCTGGAGGTGCTGCAGGACATCCAGGCCAGCCTGAAGGACGCCCTGGCCAAGGGCCAGACGCTGCAGCAGTGGCGGGACGGGCTGATTCCCACCCTGCAGCGCAAAGGCTGGTGGCAGCGAGAGGGCACCACGGCCGAGCTGCGCCAGGCCGGCCGCGTGGACGAGGCCAGCGGCGAGATCCGCAAGGGCCTGACGCCGCACCGTCTGCGCACCATCTTTGCCACCAACATGCAAAGCGCCTACATGGCCGGGCGCTACCAGCAGATGATCGAGCAGGTGGACGAGCGGCCGTTCTGGCAGTACGTGGCGGTGCTGGACAGCCGCACCCGCCCCGCCCACCGTGCGCTCAACGGCAAGGTGTTCAGATATGACGACGCCGCCTGGGGCACGGCGTTCCCGCCGAACGGTTTCAACTGCCGCTGCCGTGTGCGCGCCCTGAGCGAGCGCGATGTCAGGCGCGCGGGGGTGTCGGTGGAGTCCAGCCAGGGCAAGCTGCGCGAGGTGCGCGTGCCGCTCAAAGGCGGCGGCGAGGCCACGGGCACCCGGTATGTGGACGCCAGCCTGCCCGGTGGCGGCTTCACGCCAGACCCCGGCTTCAGCAGCAACCCCGGGCGGGACACCTGGCAGCCCCGGCTGCAGGGCATGGACGTGGCGCTGTCGCGGCAGTACGTGGAGACGGCCGTGGCCGGCCCGGCCTTCCGGCGCTTTGTGGAGCAGCCGGGGGCGGGCACCCTGTTTCCGGTGGCCGTGCTGCGTGAGGCTGACCGCGCAGCACTGCAGGCTGAGGCATCCGTCGCCTACCTCAGCGGCGATACCCTGGCCAAAAAGCAGAGCCAGCGTCCTGACCTGACGCTGGATGACTGGAAACTCATCCCTCAGATCGTGGACGAGGGCGAGGTCTACCGAGACAAAGACGGCTACACCTTGCTGTACCTGGCAACGCAGACCCAACGGTGGTGGCGCCTGGCGCTCAAGACAACCAAAGGACGCGATCAGCTTTTCGTCCAGTCGCTCGCGGGGGCCGGGGACGATACCCGCTTCCGGGCCAACCTTGCCAACAAGCAGGAGCGTCTTCGGTGAAGGGTGCCGGCACGGGGCATCTACTCCCCGCTAGAGCGCGCGCCTGATAGCGCTGCCTCGGACAGATTCCGACGCCGGCTTCCGCATCCTACTACCGCACCATGCCCATCATCGAAACCAGCATTGAGTACCGGCCCGTGATCGAGGCCCTGCGCCGCGCTGCCGGCGAGATGCGCAACACGGTGGCGCTGATGAAGTCAGTGGCCGGCACCATGCTGAACTCGGTGGAGGAGAACTTCGCCCAGGAGGGCCGCCCGAAGTGGGTGGACCTGCACCCCGGCACCAAGCTGGGCCTGGCCACGACGAACACAAAGCAGGGCCTTGTCATGCGCAAGGGCGGCTTGCAGGGCAAGATCCTGCAGCGCAGCGGCGGCCTGGCCGGCTCCATCAGCCAGCGCTGGTCGGCTTCTGAGGCCGTGGTGGGCAGCAACAAGGTGTATGCCGCCATCCACCAGTTCGGCGGGCGCACCAAGCCGCACGTCATCCGCGCCCGGAACAAGCGCGCCTTGTCCTTCGGCGGCATCGTGGTGCGGCAAGTCAATCACCCAGGCAGTAACATCCCGGCCCGGCCGTTCCTGCGCCTGACGCCGCGCGATCTGCGCGACATCGTCGAGGATGCCCAGGCCTTCCACGCCCGCGCCATTGCGCGCAACCAGGCCCGCGGCCCGTGACGCCCGGGCAGTGACGCCCGGGCAGTGACGCCCAGGCAGTGACGCCCAGGCAGTGACGCACGTCACCATGCCTTGAGCACCCCCGCCTCGCGACGATGCGAGGCATGCCATCCATCCACATTGCCAAGGCCGGTGCCCGCGCTGTCAGCGTTGAGGGCGTCGACCTGGAGTTCACCCCGGCCCTGTTGGCCGAGGTGGCGCAGACCTACAGCCCGCGCACGCATGAGGCGCCGCTGGTCATCGGCCACCCCAAGCTGACCGCGCCGGCCTACGGCTGGGTGCGCGGCCTGTCGTTCGCCGATGGCCACCTGGTGGCCGACGTGGACCCCCAGCCCGAGCTGGTGGGCTGGGTCAAGCAGCGCCTGTTCAGCAAAGTCTCCGCGCAGTTCTATCCGCCGGCAAGCCGCAACAACCCCACACCGGGCAAGTGGCACCTGGCCCACATCGGTTTCCTGGGCGCCAACCCGCCCGCCATCAAAGGCCTGCCGGCCGTCAGCTTTGCCGAAGGCCAAGAGCTGGCCACCGTGGAGCTGGATGCGGTGAGCTTCGGCGAACTGTCCGGCTACTTCGGCAGTTCGGTCACCCGGCTGCTGCGCCGCCTGCGCGATTGGCTGGTGGAGCGTGACGGCCTGGAGAAGGCCGACGCCGTGCTGCCCCAGTGGGAACTGGACGGCCTGAGCGACACGGCTGCCGCGGCCAGCCAGGAAGAGGCCGAGGAGCGCCGGCCTGGCATGCAGGGCGCATCGTTTGCAGATCGGGCCCCAGACGTGTCTGAGGAACTTCACACCCCGATCGAATCCCGTTCCAACCACGCTGAAAGGACATCATCCGTGAGTGCTGAAACCCAGGCCGCTTTGGCGGCCGAAAAAGCCCGCGCCGACAGGGCCGAGGCCGAGCTGCAGGCGCTGCGCGGCGCCGAGGCGCAGCGCCAGGCGCAGGCGCGCCAGGCGGAGTGCGCCAGCTTTGCCGACAAGCTGATCGGCGAAGCCCGCTGGCCCGCCGGCGCACGCGATGTGCTGGTGGCCACCCTGGTGCACCTGGAGACGCCCGCTGGTGACAGCGTGGTGAGCTTCGGGGAAGGCGATGCCGCCCAGCCGCTGGCCAGCGTGCTGCGCACGCAACTGCTGGCCATGCCGGCCACCGTGAGCTTTGGCGAGCACGCCCGCAACGGCGGCACCCGCGAGATCGACCCCGTCGCGCTGGGACACAAGGCTGCCGCCCTGGTGGCCGATGAAGCCACCCGGGGCATCACCATCACCGCGGCCGAGGCCGTGGCCCGCATCCAGGAAGGAGCCTGAAGCATGTCATCCCCTCTGTACAAGCAATACGTCGCGGCGGCCGCCATTGCGCCCTACCGCATCGTGGTTCCGGGTGCCGCTGCCGGCACCGTGCAGCAAGCCGCTGCGGCCTCTGGCAAGTCTTTCGGCGTGAGCTGGGACGTGGGTCCGCTGACCGGTGAGCGCGTGGAGGTCTGCCACGCAGGTATGCACCTGGTGGAGGCGGGCGGCGCCTTTGCCGCAAGTGATCCTCTCACGTCAGACGCCAACGGGCGTGCAGTGCTGGCCAACACGGCTGGCCAGCGCGTGGTCGGCATCTCCCAGGAGGCCGCGGTCGCCGCTGGCGACCTGGTGCAGGTGCTCATCATCCCGCACGTGTTCTAACCCCCCCCCCACCCTGAGGACTCAGCAACATGGCAGTTCAATCCTTTCCGATCAATCCCACCCTGTCAGCGGTGGCGATTGCGTTCCGCAACCCCGAGTCACGCCTGATTGCCGACCGCGTCATGCCCCGGGTGCCGGTGGCCACCAAGGCGTTCAAGTGGACCCGCTACGGCACCGCCCAGGGGTTCACGGTGCCCAACACGATGGTGGGCATCAAGAGCGAGCCCAACATGGTGGACTTCGGCGGCACTGAAGTGAGCGACCAGTGCGTCGACTTCGGCCTGGACGATCTGGTGTCGAACGACGGGATCGAAAACTTCGAGAACATGGACAAGCCGCCCTCCGGCGGGCCCATCCACCCGCGTGACCTGAGCGTGATGATGCTGACCTCGCTGATCCAGCTGGACCGCGAGATCCGCGTGGCGAACACGACGTTCGCTGCTGCCAACTACGGCACCAACACCGTGGCCCTGGCCGGCACCAGCCGCTGGGACGATTTCGTGAACAGCAACCCCGTCAACGCGATCCTGGTGGCGGCGGACTCGCTGCTGGTGCGGCCCAACAAGCTGGTGCTGGGCCGCCAGGTGTGGACGGTGCTGCGCCAGCACCCGTCAATGGTGCAGGCGGTTTACAAGACCGCGCAGAACCGCGGCGTGGTCAGCCTGCAGATGGCGGCCGAGGCGCTGGAGCTGGAAGAGATCCTGATCGGCGAGGCGTGGGTCAACACCGCCCGCCGGGGCCAGCCCGCCGCCTACAACCGCGCTTGGGGCAAGAGCGCTGCCCTGATCTACAGCAGCCAGACGGCGGCCCAGATCGGCCAGCCGAGCTGGGGCTGGACTGCGCAGTTCGGCAACTACATCGCCGGCAGCATCCCCGAGCCCAAGCGGGGCCTGCGTGGCGGCGAGCTGGTGCGCGTGGGCGAGACGGTCAAGGAAGTGATCGCCGCTGCCGAGTGCGGCTACCTGTTCCAGACCGCCATCGCCTGATCGCCCATCAACTTCAGAGGTACTTCATGGCCAGAACCAAGACCAACACCTCCACCGCCGACGTTGCGGTGGAGGCCTACATCGCCGTCTACGCCGTTGAGTACGACGGCGAGCGGCACGAGCCCGGCGCCACCTTGGAGCTGTCTGAGGCCGATGCCAAGCAGTTGCTGGAGGCGGGCGCCATCAAGCCAGCTGCACAGCCGGCTGCAGAGCCGCCTGCACAGCCGCAGAAGCCGGCCTGAGCCCACCTGAGCCCACCTGAGCCCACCCCTGCAGCGCCCTGAGCCGCGATGCCCTACGCCACCGTCCAGCAGATGATTGACCGCCTTGGCGCCCGTGAGGCCACGGCGCTGAGCGATCGCGCGGGCGTGGGCACGCCGGACACCGCAGCCCTGCAGCGCGCCCTGGACGACGCCAGCGCGGAGATGGACGGCTACCTGGGCCGCCGCTACGCGCTGCCGCTGGCCAGCCGGGCCGGCGTGGTGCTCAGCACCACCCCCGTGGAGCTGCGCACCGCGTGCATCGACATCGCCCGCTACCGCATGACCGGCACCGAGGTGATGGAGACCGAGGGCATTCGCGCCCGCTTCAAGGACGCCACCGCCTGGCTGCAGGCCGCTGCCGAGGGCCGGGTGCAGATTGCCGCGGGCAACCTGCAGCTGGCCAGCGCCGGCAACCCGGCCGCCGTGGGCGGGGCCAGCGCCGTGCGCACGCCTGCGCGCACCTTTGGCGCACTGGAGGGCATGCTGTGAGCAGCCCGGTGACGCTGATAGAGCAGGGCCTGGTCAACCGCCTGCGCGCGGTGACCCGCAGCTACACCCCGCTGGTGGAGAGCTACGGCGCCCAGTTGGACGATGAGACGTTCGGCTGGATCCGTTCGCTGCCGGCCGTGTGGGTGACGTTTGACGGCGCCCGGCCCACCCGCGTGGGCCCGCGCACCTGGCGCTACCAGGGCACCTTTGAGGTGCTGGTGGCCCAGCGCAACCTGGTGCAAGACCGCGCCCGCCAGGCCGACGACAGCCGCGGCCAGGACGTGGGCGTGTACCAGCTGCTGGAAGACAACAAGCTCGCCCTGGTGAACGCCACGCTGGGCCTGCAGATTGAGCCGCTGGCGCCGGGCGCCATCCGCAGCGTGGCCAAGAGCCTGGTCAACCGCGACGCCATCACGGTGATGGCGCAGCAGTTCGCCACCGCGTGGACCGAGATCTACCCCGACCCCGCCCTGGCCCCGGCCGGCGACCTCATCACCGTGGGCCTGAGCTACTTGCTCAAGCCCGGCGACGACGAATCTGACGCCAGCGACCAGGTCACCACCCTGGTGGCCCCCTGAGACAGCACGAAAGGACCCCCCATGTTGGTGAAGGCAGCAACCGGCCTGCAAGTGCCCCGCGAAGAAGACCCCCGCACCTACATCGGCGAAGAGCCGGTGGAGATTGCGCCCACCGGCTACTACATCCGCCGCCTGGCGGACGGCGACCTGGTGGAGGTGCAGCCCCGCCCTTTGCCGGCGCCTGCCGCAGCGCCGGCGGCCGGCGCGAAGAGCGGCGCCAAGGGCTGAGCGTCTTCCGCCCCCCATCGCCCCCCATCACCTGGATCCACTGACCCAAGGACGGCCCGACCATGACCAGCCCCAACATCAGCTTCAATCAGATCCCGAACAGCATCCGCAAGCCGGGCCGCTACTTCGAGTTCAACAACAGCCTGGCCGTGCGCACGCTGCCCAGTGCGGCGGCGCGCATCCTCATCATTGCGCAGAAGATGGCCGCAGGCCCGGCGCCTGTGAACACGGTGCTGCAGATCTTCGACGCCGAGACGGCGGCCCTGCAGTTCGGGCGCGGCAGCCAGTGCCACCGCATGGTGGTGGACGTGCTGCAGACCAACCCCTATGCCCGCCTGTTCGTGTGCCCGGTGGCCGATGCGGCGGGCACCGCGGCCACCGCCACCATCACCATCACCGGCACGGCCACGGGTGCCGGCGTGCTGGACCTGAACCTGGCCGGCACGCTGGTGCAGTTGCCTGTGGCCCTGGGTGACACGCCCACCGCCATTGCCACGGCCGTGGTGGCCGCGGTGGCCGCCCGCCCCGATCTGCCCTTCTCGGCCGCCAGCGCGGCCGGCGTGGTGACGCTGACGGCGCGCAACCTGGGCACCGTGGGCAACTCGCTGCGGGCCAGTGCCACGCCCACGGCCGCCAGCGTGACGGCGGTGGTCACCGCCTTCGCCAGCGGTGCCACAGACCCCGACATCACCACCGCCCTGGCCGCGGTGCAAAGCGGTGGGCACGAGATCATCGTGGTGCCGTACCAGGCCAGCACCCAGTTGCAGGCCCTGCGCACGCACCTGAACTTTGTGAGCGGGCCGATGGAGCAGCGCAGCGCCATTGGCGTGTTCGGCCTGACCGGCACGCTGTCGGCCGCCACCACCTTGGCCGCGGCCCTGAACAGCGAGCGCCTGACCGGTGCGCTGCTGCCCGGCAGCTTCACCCCGGCCGAGGAAGTGGCCGCCGCCTATGCGGCCCTGATCGCGGCGGAGGAAGACCCCGCCCGGCCCCTGAACACCCTGGTGCTCACCAGCGTGCAGGCCCCGCCCATTGCCAGCCGCATGACGCGCACCGAGCAGGAGACGGCGCTGGCCAACGGCATCACCCCGCTGGAGGTGCAGCCGGGCGAGCAGGTGGGTGTGGTGCGCGCCATCACCACCTACACGCTGAACCCGCTGGGCGTGGCGGACATCAGCTACCTGGACCTGACCACGGTGCGCACGCTGGACTATGTGCGCCGCGCGGTGCGCGAGCGCGTGACGCTGCGCTTCCCCCGCGAGAAGCTGAGCGAGCGCACGGCAGCGCGGGTGCGCAGCGAGGTGCTGGACGTGCTGGTGAAGCTGGAAGAGCTGGAGATCGTTGAGGCCGTGAACGCCAACAAGCCCGCACTGGTGGTGGAGCGCGCCACGGTGGACCCGAACCGTCTGAACGTGCGCATCCCGGTGGACGTGGTCAACGGCCTGCACGTGCTGGCCGGCCGCATCGACTTGCTGCTGTGAACGGCCCCAGCCCATCCCCACGCCCCCCACACCCCGCGACTGCGGGCCTCTCACCCCTGGGCTTGTAAGCCCGCTGGAAGGACCTTTTCATGCTCACTGAATTTGTTGGCGTCGCCATCCTGGAGGTGGACGGGCGCGAGATCGAGGTGACCGGGCTGGACGTCACAGACCAGACCGGCCGCCGTGCGGCCAGGACCATGAACCGCACCGGCCGCATCACCGGCTTTGCGCGCACGCTGGGCCAGTACGACCTGCGCGTGACGGCCCTGGTGCCTGCCACGGGCACGCCTGTGGACTGGGCCAACATCCAGGGTGCCAAGCTCAGCATCACGCCCCTGGCCGGTGGCCGGCGCACCAGCTATGCAGACTGCTTCGCCACGCAGGTGGGCGAGAGCTACAACGTGGACAACGAGGCGCGCATCGACATCCAGTTGACCGCCGCCACCAAGATCGTCGAGTAAGCCGCCATGAAGGACCTGACCTTGAGCGGCGAGCTGGAGCAGGGCGTGGAGGTGGAGGGCACGTGGCACCGCAGCTTCACCCTGCGCGCGCCCACCGTGCAGGACAACATCGACGCCGTGGACCAGGTGGGCACCACCAACGCCATTGCGCTGAGCGCGGCCATCCTGGCGCGCCAGCTCACCCGGCTGGGCACGCTGCCGGCCCCGGTGCCGCTGGAGCTGATCACCGGCATGCACCCGAGTGACTTCAACCGGCTGGAGGCGGCGGCGGCTGAGCTTGAGGGAAAGCGGCGGGCCGCGCTCGCGGCCACGCCCAATGGACACAAGCCCGCCTTGCCCTGTGCCGCGCCGGCCTGACGTGGACCGAGACCGCGCAACTGGGCGTGGCCGAGTGCCTGGTGATGCTGGAGCAACTGGCGCCGCGCACCTCAAGCCGGGGCGCTGACGCGCCGCCCACCGGCACCACCACCCGTTACATCATCAAGCGCCGCCCGCGGCGCGCAGGAGCCGCCAAGTGAGCCAGGACATGCGCGTTGCCCTGATCACCAGCCTGCAAGACCGGCTGGTGGCCCCGCTGCGCCGCAGCCTGGACGAGATCGAGAAGGACTTCAAGAACCTGGAGCGCACGGTGCAGGGCGTGACCCAGGCCAGCCGCCAGGCCGACCAGCAGATGGCCGGCATGCGCGGCCCGCAAGAGGCCGCCAAGCAGGCCGAGAAGCTGGGCCGTGACACCGAGCGCGCCACGCAGCTGGCGGGCCGGCTGCAGGCCGCGTGGTCTGCGGCGGGGAACACCATTCGGGCCGTCACCGCAGCGGCCGCTGTAGCCGGCGCTGTGGCCGCAGTGCGGTCCTCGACCGCGCCGGCACTGGGCGCGGCACGCAGCTATGAGTACGCCCTGGCCAGCGCAGCCAACACGGCCTATGCCGGCCAGAGCGTGGACGCCAGGCGCGCCGGCATGGGCGCGCTGGACGCCGCGGTGCGCCAGTCTGTGCAGGCCGGTGGGGGCAGCCGCGACGATGCGCTTGCGGCCCTGAACAGCATGATCGGCAGCGGCACGGTGGAGGTTGGTGCTGCCACGCGGATGCTGCCGATGATCCAGCGCGCGGCCACCGGTGCCGGCGCCAGCGCCGAGCAGATGGCTTCCATCGTGGTGCGGGCGCTGCAGAACGGCTTCAGCGAGGCGGACATCCCCCTGCTGCTGGACAAGGCGCTGGCCGCTGGCCAGGCCGGCGGCTTCGAGCTGCGTGACATGGCCAAGTGGCTGCCCCAGATTCTGGCAATCGCAGGCCAGTCCGGCATGCGCGGGCCGCGCGACATTGACCGCCTGCTGGCGGCCACCCAGGCCAGCGTGATCACCGCCGGCACGCGCGACGAGGCCGGCAACAACCTGGTCAATCTGCTGGGCAAGATCAACAGCCAGGACACGGCCGCCGACGCCAAGAAGCTGGGCGTTGACCTGGCGGGCTCTCTTGCCGCGGCCCGTGCGCGCGGTGTGGACAGCTTGAGTGCGTTCACCAACCTGGCCAGCCAGATTGCGGGGGGTGACCCCCGCTTTGTGGCGGCCCGCCGCGCGGCGCAGACCGCAGGCTCCGATGGCGAGCGCAAGGCGGCGCTGGAATCGCAGGCGGCCATCCTGCAAGGCTCGGCCATCGGCAAGATCGTCCAGGACCGCCAGGCGCTGATGGCGCTGATCGCGATCATGAACAACGGCCAGTACATGGACAGCGTGCAGCAGCGCCTGGCCGGCGCGCGGGGTGCGAACGACAGCAACATGGCGCTGCTGGAGCAGATGCCCTTTTTTCAGACGCAGCGGTCCGGGGAGATGAAGCTCTTCACCCAGGGCGACGCGCTGAAGGGCGTGAACGAGGCCTTGGGTAAGTTGGCCGACACGACGACATCGCTGAGAGAGGAATACCCGTTGCTGGCGCAGGCGATGGAGCTTGCCAAGTTCGCCATGTATGCGCTTGCTGCTGGTGCCACCGCAGCCACCGGGGCGCTGGTCGTGCTCGGGTCTTTGGCCCGCCGCTTTCCCGGGGGCAGCCCGCCCACTGTGCCGGGCACGCCGGGAATGCCGGGCACGCCATCACCGCCAGGCGGCACCCCGGGGCCGGCTGGCAAGACGCTGCCCGGCCTTGCCGCTGCCGCCTTGCCTGCTGTAGTGGCGGCGGCAGTGCCCGCCCTGGTGCTGGGTGCCGGCGTGGCGCTGTCAGAGCAGGCCAACTCGGCGCAGGGCTTGCAAAGCCGCATCGCTGCCCGCAAAGCCCGCCTGGCCGAGCTGACCGAGCTGAGCACGCTGGACCCCGCAGGCGCCAGCCGGTACCAGGCCGAGATTGCGGCCCTGAAGGCCAACCTGGCCCAGCTGGAGGCGCGACTGGGCAGCCGCGCCGACGTGCAGGGCGTACAGGAGCGCATCGCCACACGCGACGCCCGGCTGGCTGAGATGATTGATCGCAGCGCCCTGAGCGCCACAGGCGGCTGGTACACGGGCGGGAACTCTGCTGCGAAGGGCAACCCGGCGGAGCAGCCGTCGCTGCTGGGCACCCCGGCCGGTGGTGGCCGCAACCCCGAGGTGTCCGTGAACGTTTACCTGGACGGCCAGCAGATCCAGGACGCGGTGAACCGCCGCAACACGATGGACGCCCGGAGGAACTGATGGCCTGGGCCGAGACCTTCCAGCCGGCATCTTTTCGGGGCGTGCGCTTCGAGGTGGAGCGCGTGGCGCAGCAAGGCTCGCGCTCGGTGGCGGTGCACCAGGTGCCGTTTCGCAACGGCGCGGCGGTGGACGATCTGGGCCTGCTGGCGCGGCGCATCGGGGTGCGTGCCGTCTTCTTCGGGGCCGACTACGAAAGCCGTTTGAAGGACTTTCTGACGGCCTTGGAAGCCCCCGGCGCGGGCGAGCTGGTGCACCCCATCTGGGGCAAGTTGCGCGTGGTGGCCTTTGACTGGGCCGAGGAGCACCAGGCCGACCTGGTGGACGGCGCCGAGGTCACCGTCAACTTCGTGGAGGATGCGGGCGCGGGCTTTGACCAGACCTTTGCGCAGCGCACCTTCACCAGCCGTGCCGACGCGGTGGCCAGCGCGGCCGCTGCCGCCCGGGTGCCCGCTGATGAGGCCGTGGTGCGCCGGGTGCAGGCGGTGCCCACGCTGGCCTTCCCGCGCATCACCGTGCTGCGCGATCTGGTGACGCAGGCGCGCACGGCGCTGACCGGCTTGCTGAACACCACGGGCCTGCGGGCGCTGTTGTCAGACCTGGACCCGCTGCTGTACCCCCGGGCCTATGTGGCAGACCTGCGGGCCATCGTGGACCGGGCTTTTCAGGGCCTGCCCCTGGGCGGGCGTAACCCGGCCTATGGCGCGGTGGCCGTGTCGGTACCTGCCAGTTCCACCCTGTGGGGCGACTGGACACGCGGTGCGCGCCTGATGGACCCGGCCCTGGCCGTGCTGACGCCGCAGGCCGCGCTGGTGGACGCCGACATGGCGGGCGACGCGGCCGTGCTGCAGGCCCACACGCGCATCCACATGGCCACCGGCATGGCGGAGCTGGCGGCCACCGTGCTGGCCAGCCAGGCGGACACCACAGACCTGACGAGGGCGCAGATCGAGGCGCTGACCGGCCAGGCGCGCACGGCGCTGCAGTTGGCGATGGACGGCACCCGCAACGCGCTGCCGGCCGAATGGGAGGGCCGCACCATTGACGGCCTGCGCCAGACGGCTGACGCGCTGCAGGAAACCGCGCGGGCGCTGATTGCCACGCGCCCGCAACTGGTGCTGCAGCCCGCACCGGCCGGCGGCCCGGCCCGGCTGCTGGCCCACCTGCTGTACAACGACGCGGCCCGCGCCGACGAGCTGGCGTTGGTGAACCGCCTGGGCCGCAAGGTGCTGCTGGACGCGGGTGACCCGCTGGAGGTGTACCGTGGCTGAGCCGCAGGGCGCGCCGCAGCGTGATGCGGTGGAGATCTCCATCCGCGGCCAGGTGCAGAGCCGCTGGACGCGCTACGAGATCGACAGCAACCTGATGACGCCGGCCGACGCGTGGTCTGTCTCGCTGTCCACCAGCGGCCTGAGCGTGCCCGCCGAGGTGACGCCTGGCGCTGCGGTGCGCGTGACGCTGGGCGGCGACGTGGCCCTGACCGGCGTGCTGGACGAGCGCACGGTAGACGTGAGCGAGGGCGCCATGCGCCTGCACCTGAGCGGGCGTGACCAGGCCGCGGTGCTGCTGGACTGCAGCGCGCCCATCACCAGTGGCCTGAACCTGAACCTGGACGAGGTGATTGCGCGCATCGTGCGGCCGCTGGGCATCACCAGCATCCGCATCGAGGCCGACACCACGCTGCCGCGCGAGAAGGTGAGCACCGAGCCCGGCGACAGCGCCTGGGACGCCCTGCGCCGCGCGGCGGAGGCCAATGGGCTGTGGGCCTGGTTCGAGCCGGACGGCACGCTGGTGGTGGGCGGGCCGCGCTATGACGTGCCGGCGGTGTGCCTGCTGCAGATGCGCACCGGCACGCCGGCCGCGCAGAACAACCTGCTGCGCCTGGCGGAGACGCGCAGCCTGGTGCCGCGCTACAGCCATGTGACGGTGCTGGGCCAGGCGGCGGCCAGCGGCAGCGGTGCGGCCGAGCGCAACGCCCGCGCCGGCATCCAGGCGCAGGTGCAGGACACGGGTGTGCCGGTGTACCGGCCGCGCGTGCTGGTGGACCACGAGGCCACCAGCGTGAACATCGCGCGGGCACGCGCCATCAAGGCCATCAGCGATGGGCGGGTGCAGGGCTACACGCTGCAGGCGCTGGTGCAAGGGCACCGCGTGCCGGCCGGGCAGCCTGGCGCGGGGCAACTGTGGACGCCTGGCCAGCGCGTGGAGCTGGTGAGCGACCCGCACCAGATCTCCGGCACCTTCTTCCTGCTGGGCCGCACTTTCATGGGCGGCGAGGGCGTGGGCCAGGTGACGCAACTGACGCTGAAGGAAGACGGCGCCTGGGTGCCGCAGGCACACCCCAGCACGCGCCGCCACCGCCGCGGCAAGAACAGTGTGCCGGGCGGCGTGATCGACCTGACGCGGGGGGCGCCATGAGCACGCTGGATGACATCCGCCGCGAGGTGGACCGTGGCCTGCGCGGCGTGCGCACGGCCTTCCGTGGCGTGATGCGCGGCATCACACGGACCACCCAGGTGCAGCGTGCGCGCTTTGGCGGCCTGGCCGGCGAAGAGCTGGCCGACGCAGAGGTGATGCAGCACTTCGGCTTTTCTTCGGCCATCCCCGAGGGCGCGGATGTCATCGTGGTGCCCGTGGGTGGCCGCACTGCGCAGTCTGTGGTGATTGCCAGCGAACTGGGCAGCGTGCGCATCCAGCTGGGCGCGGCCGGCGAAACCGTCATTTATAGCCAGTGGGGCGACCGCGTGCACCTGCGCCAGGACCGCAGCATCCTGATTCAGGCGGCAAGCCAGGTGAACGTGCAGGCGCCCTTGGCCACCTTCAGCGGCAACGTGCAGGTGGCGGGCAACGTGCAGATTGCGGGCAACCTCTCGGTGACGGGCACCAGCACGGGCACCGGCGCGGCCACCTTCAGCGGCGGCGTGACGGGCGCGGGCGTGACCTTGCAGGCGCACGTGCATTCGGGTGTGCAGCCCGGTGGCGGCAACACCGGAGGCCCGACCTGATGGACGCGTGGATCAACCCCCTGACGGCGGACTATGCCGCCAGCGCCACGGCGCCCGGCGACCTGACGCGCGACCCCGCGCCGGGCATTGGCAATGCGGTGTACCTGCGGCTGCAGACGCCGCTGGGCACCTGGTGGGCTGAGCCGGCCCTGGGCTCGCGCCTGCACGAGCTGCAGCGCGAGAAGGCCACGCCGCGCACGCAGGCCCTGGCGCGCCAGTACGCGCTGCAGGCGCTGCAGCCGCTGCTGACAGACGGACGCTGCAGCGACATCGACGTGGCCGTGGACATCGGCAGCGACGCCAGCGGCGCCGGGCGCCTGCTGCTGGCCGTGACCGTGACGCCCGCAGGCGGTGCGCCTGTGGTGTTCAGGGTGCCGGTGCGGGTGGCCTGACAACAACCTGAGAAGCCTGTTTGGAAAGCCTGTTCCCATGCCCTACGAAGTGCCTTCATTCGCCCAGTTGCGCGATGCCTATCTGCAGGCCGTGCGCAACCAGAACCCGGCCGCGGCCACCGGCCCGGACAGCGACCACTTTGTGCGCGCCTGCGCGGTGGCGGCCATCGGCGAAAGCCTGCTGAGTCACCAGGCGTGGGTGTTCCGGCAGGGCTTCCCTGACCTGGCCGACGTGGACAGCATGGAGCGCATGGCCAACCTGCGCGGCGTGACCCGCCGGCCTGCGGCGGCCGCCGGCGGCACGGTGCGCATCAGCGGCGTGGTGGGCACGGCCGTGGCCAGCGGGCAGACGTTCGTCACTGCGCAGGGCGCGCAGTACCAGACCACGGCGGCCGGCGTGGTGGGCGCAGGCGGCACCGTGGATCTCACCTGCGTGGCCAGCGTGGCGGGCGCCGCAGGCAACCTCAGCGCCAACACGCCTGTCACCCTCAACACGCCACCGGCCGGCCTGACGGTGGCGGCCACGGTGCTGACGATGACGGGCGGTTCTGACGTGGAGGCCGACTCGGCGCTGCTGCAGCGGCTGCTGCTGGAGCTGCGTGAGCCCGCGCAGGGCGGCAACGCTGCGGACTACCAGCGCTGGGCGCTGACGGTGCCCGGCGTGGCCCGCGCCTTCGTGTTCCCGGCCCGGCGCGGCACGGGCACGGTGGACGTGGTGCCCATGCCTTCCACCGGCCTGCCAGGCGCGCCCCTGTTGGCATCGGTGCAGGCGGTGCTGGACCAGCGCCGGCCGGTGGGCATGCTGCCGGGCACGGGCGTGCAGGCGCTGGCGCCCACGGCCGTGGTGCAGCCGGTGACGGCCGCCCTGACGCTGACTGCCGGCACCACGCTGGCCAGCGTGAACGCCACGGTGACGGCGGCCATCACCGCAGAGTTCGCCGCGCTGGGCCCCGGCGACCAGTTGGTGCGCAACCGCCTGATCCGCGCCCTGCTTTCCGCACCGGGCGTGACCGACGTCACGCTCACTGCACCCGCCGCGAACGTTGCATGCTCGGTCAGCCCCACGGCGCTGGAGCTGATCACCCTCGGCGCCATCACTCTGACCTGACACCTGAGCCGACATCGTGGACATCGTCGACGCCATTCCCGCGCTGCTGCCGCCCGTCGCTTACGACGTGCGCGGGCTGGGTGTGCGTCGCGAGGCCGGTGCCATCGCGGCCGTGCTGACCTCAGCGGAAAGCGGTGCGCAGACGGTGCTGCGCGAGCAGCAGCCTGACCGCGCGGTGGTGGGGCTGGAGGACTGGGAGCGCAACTACGCGCTGCCCGACAGTTGCAGCGGCGGCGTGTCGCAGACGCTGGAGCAGCGCCGCACCGCGCTGCGCCAGCGCATCGCCGGCCGTGGCGATCTGAGCCGCGGCTTCATGATCGCCCTGGCCGCCACCATCGGCTACGCGGGCGCCACCATCGAAGAGTTCGGCCCGACCACGTGCGCGCACCCGTGCGACTCGCCCGTGCTGGGCTTTGAGTGGATCGGTGTGTGGCGCATGAACCTGGCGCAGGCCACCTCCATTACTGAGGCCACCTGCGAAGGCGCCAGCGACGCACCGCTGCGCGTGTTTGGCAACACGCAGCTGGAGTGCGTGATCAACCGCCGCAAGCCGGCCCACACCCTTGTCATGTTTGGCTACGCAAGCTGACCGCGAGCCCAGGAGTACCTTATGGACGTCATCCAGTCATCGAACCGACAGATCGACAAGTTTGGCTCAGGCCTTCACGGCTTTCAGGCCGGCGTGCCGGGCGTCAGCCTGGCCACCGCGCTGCAGCCGGGCTGGTGCGACGGTGTGCAGCAAGAGCTGATCAACATCCTGCGCGACGGCGGCCTGGTGCCCAGCGCGGCCACCCTGACGCAGGTGCGCGACGCCATCCGCCGCATGTACGGCGGCAACGTGCGCAGCATCGCGGCCGGCACCACCAACCTGACGGCCGACGACGCCGGCGACGTGTACGTGGACGCCACCGGCGGCGCGGTCACCATCAACCTGCCGGCCACCGACGCAGCCAACGGCCGGCCGCTGCCCCTGCGCTTCTTCCGCACGGACACCAGCGCCAACGCGGTGACCATCAACAGGGCAGGGTCCAACACCATATTCAACGGCGCCAGCGGCGCCACCAGCCTGAGCCTGCGGGTGAGCGAGGAACTGCACCTGCGCGGCAACGGTGCCGCGGGGGCGTCTGGGGTGTGGCGGGTGGTGAACGGGGCGTTTGCGCGGTCGCTCTCAACAAGCGGCTGGCAGCGGCTGCCGTCCGGGTTGATCGTCCAGTGGGGCAACAACCAAGGATCCATTTCGTCAGCCGGCGTCACCGTGACCCTGCCGATCAGTTTCACAAGCACGGGGTTTGTGGTCGTCGCTGTGACGATGGGGCCGACAACGGGCAACAGCGCCCGGGCTCAGGTGATCTCAGCGTCACAGATCAACGTGTCATCGACGGCGGCGGGTGGCGCATCGTTCGCACCGGATTCGATCGGTTGGATCGCCATCGGCGTTTAAGGAAACAGCATGCTTTATTCGTCACAAACGGGCGGGTTTTACGCCACTGAGATTCATGGCGCAGCCGTACCGGCTGATTGCGTCGAGATCACCGACGAACGGCACGCCGACCTGCTGCTGGGCCAAAGCCAAGGCCGGCGCATCGTCGCCGACGAGCACGGCCATCCGCAGTTGCAAGACGCGCCCGTGCCGCCCCTGTCCACCCGCCAGGAAAGCGCCTGGGAGCGCATCAAGACCGAGCGAGACCGGCGCACGCAACTGGCCGGCTACCAGGTCAACGGCCACTGGTTCCACAGCGACACCTTCAGCCGCACGCAGCAGCTCGGCCTGGTCATCATGGGCCCCAACATGCCGCCCGGCGTGCAGTGGAAGACGATGACGGGCGAGATGGTGACCATGACCCCAGCGCTGGCCGGGCAGATCTTCGCGGCCGCGGCAGCCTCGGACATCGCCATCTACACCGCCGCCGAGGCCCACCGCGCCGCCATGCTGGCCAGCGCGAACCCGGACACCTACAACTTCAGCGGCGGCTGGCCGCCCACCTTTCAGGGGTAAGCCACCATGAAGGTCGCGTTCATCTACGGCAAGCAACCCAGCAGCACGCTCACCAAGTTCTTCACGGGCAGCTGCTGCTACCACATCGGCTTCACTGACGGCGTCAAGTTTTGGGACATGTCCCTGCTGAGACGCCGCCGCCTGTGGCCCCTGTACCCGCCCGGCCGGGTGATCGTGGTGCCCACCCCGGTGCCGATCACCGCGGAATACTTGGACCTGATGCTGGACACCGCCGTTGAGCGCTACGGCGTGCTCGACTACATCCTGTTTGCCCTGCGGCCGCTGTACCACCTGGTGGGCAAGAGCACCCGGAACGCCGGCGGCATCATTTGCAGCGAGATGGTCGCCAACGACCTGGCGTTCCACGGCTGGCCCGTGCGCTTTGCCGAGGTGCCGTCGCCGGCTGATCTGGAAGAGGCGATTCTGGGCGTCCGCGATGCCCAACGCGCAGGCGTGCTCGGAGACCCTGCGCAGGGCCTTTAACCCCCCATCAAACCCCGCTCGATCCCCGCTCAAGCGCGGGAGTTATCCACAGGACTTATCCACAGGCCACCTAAGACGCCCGAACCGGCCCGCCGGAGTTCAACTCCATGCGTCCGAAAGTTCAATTCCATGCGTCCGCTTACAAGAGGCCAGGGCTGAGGGGGCCAGC